ACCCAATTCGCCAGCGACATCGTCGCTTACATCGCCGAAAAAACCCTTCCCCTCGCCAGAAAGCAACTCGTCGCCTACCAGTTCGGCGACCCGCTGACGCTCCCCAAGGGGCGCGGCACCACCTACACGGCGACCCGCTATCTCCGCATCCCATTGCCCTATGCGCCGTTGTCGGAGGGCGTACCGCCGGTCGGCGAGACGATGACCATCCAACAGGTCTCGGCCGTCGCGCAGCAGTGGGGCGACAAGGTGACGATCACCGACGTCGCCGAGATGACGATCTACCATCCGCTGTTCCAGAAGGCGACCGAGCTGGTCGGCCTGCAGGTCGCCGAGACCTTGGAACGCAACACCTTCAACACGCTCAACTCCGGCACGCAGATCAACTACGTCAACTCGCGCGGCGCCCGCGCCTCTCTCGTGGCCGGCGACGTGCTCAACCCGTTCGAGGTCCAGCGGTCCTATTCGATGCTGTTCAATCTCGGCGCCCCCCGGTACATGGGCGACGAGATGACCGACACGAAGCTCGAGGCCGACGCCGGCGGCGCGAAAGCCTCGAACAACCCGCGGCAGATGCCGCACTACACCTCGATCATCCATCCGTTCGTCGCGGGCGACCTGCGGCAGAACTCGCAGGTGCAGACCGCCTGGTCCTACAGCGACATCAACCGGCTGTACAATTTCGAGGCCGGCGAGTTCAACGGCATCCGCTTCTGCGAATCGAACATGGTGCCGTTCTGGACCGGGTTCACCAATTCGGCGGCGGGCCTCGCCTACTCGACCGGCTCGGCCGGATCGCTCGCGACCAACACCTACTACGTCCAGGTCACCGGATCGGACACGCAGAACCAGTTCGAGAGCCAGATTTACGCGATCTCCGGCGCCCAGTCGGTCACCGGCCCGAACGGCTCGATCCAGGTCACGCTGCCGTCGACCACCGGCTACACCTACAGCGTCTACATCTCGACGTCGGCGACCATGGCGTCGTCGAATCTCGGCACCACCACGTCGGGTCCGGCCGTCGGCCCGCTCGCCGGCCAGGCCGTGCAGCTCGCGCCCGGATCGACCGTCATCATCACCGGCACCGGCACCGCGCAGCAGCCGCCCGCCGCGCCCGCGAACGGCGTCACCGTCTATCCGACCTACATCATCGGCCGCGGCGCCTACGGGCAGGTCATGCTGGACGACGTGAAGTTCACGTACCTCAAGGAGGCAGATAAGAGTGACCCGTTGAATCAGTTGCGCGTGGTTGGGTGGAAGTGCTACTATGGCACCCTCATCGAAAACGTCCAATTTTTCATGCGGATCGAATCCGTGTCCGCCTTCTCGGGCACCTTCGGCTGATCGGGGGACCTGATGGCGACCGGCACGCTCGGAACGACGCTCACGACGTCGCTCACCTCCATCAACGGGTGGACCCCCTCGACGTCCACGGCCGACATCGCCGCGATCGCCGAGGCGATCAAGGACGACCTCAACGTGGCACATCCGATCTGGCCGGGCGGGTTCAGCCAGGCCGGGCTGCTCTACTACCCGAACCGCGGCTTCCTGCGCGTGCTGCCCGGCGACTATGTCGCGGTCGACGCGAACGGCTGGCCGGTTCTGGTTTCCAAGAACTCGATCGGCGGCTCCGGCTGGTCGCACTCGTGAGGACGTGATGGCAAAGAACACGAAGCTGTTTTCCGACTCGCAGCCCGCGCTCGACAACGACCGCGATCTGCTGACGGCCGACGAGCTCGCCGAGCTGGAGGCCGAAGTTCAGGCCGAGGCCGCCGACGAGCTCAAGGAGCAGGCGAAGAAGAACGTCAAGGCCAAGCTGCGCGCCTCGGCGCGGCTCAAGAAGGGCCTCGACGAGCCGCGCGAGCTCGTCACCATCGACCTCGCGCCGTACTGCAAGGAAATCCGCCTCGACAACGTCGTCTATCAGCAGGGCGAGACGAGAGAGGTTCGCGCCTCCGTCGCCAGCGTTCTGCGCGAGGTGATGCAGCGGACGTGGGGCCATCAGTCCGAGATCGACGGCAAGTCCGAGAATTGGTACCGCAAGACCAGAAGCCCTCGTGTGACCCCGAGCGGCCACGTCACCACCAGCCAGATCCTGCGAGCCTGAGAATGGAACACGTCGAACAGATCCCGATGCTCGGTCTCTCGTTGAACGCCGAGTTGCCGGGGAAGCGCAACATCGTCATCCAGGGCCACGTCGAGCGCGACGGGGACGTGAAGGCGCTCAACGCCGTGCTCGACAAGATGCGCGAGGCGATGGATCGCCAGTTCGCATTCGGGATGCGCGATATCCTCAAGCGCGAGCTCGAGCAGCAGGAGAAGATCGCGACCGACCATGCCGTGCGAATGGCCCAGGTCGACATCAACATCAAGCGCGACTGGGGCGCCAAGAAAGGCGATCCCGTCTTGAGCAAGCGCGAGCAGGACGAGCAGCAGAAGTCCCACAACATCGCGGAATCGATCAAGCTGCAAATCGCCAAGATCAGGGCCGACATCGCGGCCAACGAGGCGATCATCGGAGCATGAGGGTGTGGCGCTCACCACCGCTCAGATTCTCGACCTGGCCCAGCAGATCGCGAAGGTCCCGAACTTCGCGTCGCAGGCGCTCAATTTCCTGAACGCGATCCTGCAGGAGCTCGCGCAGGACTACGATTTCAACGTCATCCGCAAGACCTTCACGTTCAACTTCACCACGTCGGGCGCGGGCTACGGCTACGCGCCGGGGTCCGGGCCGAACGTGATGCCGGCCGACTTCCTGCGGCTGCACCGGCGCGGCTCGTACTACTACATCGTCCAGGTGCCCTATAAGCTGATCGGCGTCACGCAGGAGGAATTCGACGCCTTCGTTCAGCAGCCGGGCCTACAGAGCTATCCGTACCTCGCCTATGTCGACGTGACGCAAGTTGCTGGACAGCAGCCCGGCCTCTACGTGTGGCCCCCGGCCTCCGGCGCCTATCCGGCGACGATCCGCTACAACCCGCAGATGCCGGACATCACGAACACCGCGACCGTGCCATGGTTTCCCAATTCCAATTACCTCATCACGCGGGTCGCGGGCGAGTTGTGCAAGATCGCGAACGACGACCGCTGGCAATCGCTGATCGGCGACGCCGATCCGCAGAAGGACCAGCCCGGCAGCGCGGCCTCGATGCTGCGATCCTATCTCAAGATGAAGGACGACCCGGAGACGGCGGTGAAGACCGTGACGCTCGACCCGAGGCTGTTTAAACCAAATATTGCCGCCGTCAGGCAGACCAAGACCGTGGGATGGTGACATGGCTGCCTCGACACGCGCCCAACTCACGACCGAGGTCAACACCAACTTCCCCGACAACACGACGGGTCAGATCACTCCCGCCATCACGCGCACGACCTTCGGCGACTTCATCGCGTCGTTCGCCACGCTGGCCGACGTCAATACGTTCGCGCCGGCCTCGGGCGTGGCGATCACCGTGACGGGACCGGCGAACACGAACACGGCCGCGATCAACGTCACGCAGTCCGGCCCGACCTCGGGCACGGTCGCCGGGCCGGTCAATCTCAACCTCATCAACGTCACGAGCTACAATGCCGCAGTGACCGGCACGAAGTTCACGGACTTCGGCGAGTGGTCGTCGGCGCTCAGCGCCTTCCGGGTCAACTTCACGGCAGGCGGGGCCAACATCGGCACCACCGAGCCGATCATCGGCATCCTCGGCCATGTGCGGATGACGACGGCGACGACGACCTCGGTCACGACCGACTACGAGGGCGTCGCCGGAATCTCCTACATCAACGCAGCATCGAGTGGCAGTGGCACGACACACGAGGGCGTGGTTGGCGCTATCGTGGCGGACGCAAGCGCAAATGTCTTGAGCGTCGCGGGAGTTTTCGCGGAGGCCGACATCATAAACGGCGGCACCGTCGTCGCGCGATCTGGTCTCACGATCGACAGCGAGGGCACCGGCCGCGCGACTGGTGACGACGCGATGATCGGCCTGTCGGCGATCAACAACACCGGCAACTACAAGACCGGCATCCTATTCAGCACCAAGGGCGGCGGCCAGCCGGTCATGAGCACTGGCGATTGGATGGCATCGGCCGGTGCGTCATCGGGCGCCTTCACGCTGGCGAATTTCTACAACCTGCCCAATATGACGGTGACGGGCCAGCTTTTCAATTTCCAGAAGTTCACCGTCAGAGGTACGGACGGATTCACCAACATCGGCAATGCGGTCACGCCGGACTGCCTTCTCACCGTGAACGGCAACACCGTTGCGGTGCCTGCCGCGGTGTCCGCAACGACCTATCTTCACGTCATCGGCGCTGATGCGGCGCTCGCCCGGATCACCCTGGACGCCTTCGCCAACATCCCATTTTTCAACATGCGGCGGACCAGCGGCACTGCCGCGTCGCCGACCGCAACGGCGGTCAATGATTTTATCGGTGGGTTTTCCGGCAGCGGATTTCAGGGTGGTGGCGCATACGCTACCGGAGGAGGCGTGCTCATTTTCCAAGCCACGGAGAACTACAGCTCTGGGCACAACGGCACACAGATACTCGTTCAGACGACTCCGAATGCAACGGGTGCAGCCGCGACTGCAATGACGGTGCAAGCGTCCGGCGGGATCAGCGTCGGTGCGGCGACCGATCCCGGCATCGGCGGAATTCTGTTCAATGCGCAGCTTTTCGGCCCGAATATCGCCACGACCGCGAGCGCCGCCAATGCGTTCATCGACACCACAACGACGCCGGTCGGCCAGCTTAAGCGGTCGACTTCCTCAATGGTCTACAAGCGCAACGTCGAGCCGCTCGACTCGGCCATTGCTATTCGCGTGCTCTCCGATGCCAAGCCCATCTGGTATCGCTCGACGATCTCGACCGACCGGCAGGACTGGTCCTGGTACGGCTTCGGCGCCGAGGATATGGCGCAGGTCGAGCCGCGACTCGTCCACTTCGGCTACCAGGACGACGATTTCGAGGAAATCCCGCCGACGATCGTCATCGGCCCGGACGGAAACGAGACGACCGTGAACCACGGAAAGCGATTGAAGCCCGGCGCCGCGCTCAAGCCGGACGGCGTGCAGTACGAGCGGCTGACCGCGCACCTCGTCGCCGGATGGCAGCAGCACGAGGCGCGCATCGCGGCGCTCGAATCCCGGCGCTAGGAGGAAGAATGTCGACCGCGGAAGAACGCCTGCAGATGATCATCGGCGCCTATGCGTTTCAGGTGGCGGCCCTGTCTGCGCAGGTCGAGCAGCTGCAGGCCCAGATCAGGCAGTTGGAGAGCGAGAAGAAGGACGACAAGAAGGAATGACGCTTCGCCGCGCCACACCGTTGACGTTCAACCCGCGCGGCCTGTCCGATGCGCTGGACGGGTCGACCGTGTTTGCCGGCGCGATGGCGTCGCTGCAGAACCTCGTGCCCGATCCCTCGACGCGCTCGCTCTGGCAATGCCGCCCGGCCTCGCAGGGGCTGGTGAACTTCTCGACCGGGGGCGGCTTTTCCAGCGGATTCAGCTCGGGATTTCAAAACTCGTTTTCGATCCTGCCGATCGGGGCCATCTCGGTCCTGAAAATCATCGGCAACATCGCGTTCGGCATGGTCGCGACCGCACGCAATGCCGGACATGACGAGCCGTTCGCCTACAACCTGGTGACCAACCAGTTCCTCACGATCGGCGGCGTCACCTCGGCCAACACGCCGATCAGCCCTGCGACGACCGGCGCATGGACCCCGCCGACGATGGATCTCGTCGGCAAGTACCTCCTGCTCACGCATCCCGGCTACACGGGCGCGAGCGGGAACTACTTCGGCTACATGGACATCTCCAACCTGTCGTCGCTGACGTGGAACGCCGGCAACCTCACCGGCGCGATCACGTTCAGCACCGCGCCGTCGTTCGTGCGCAACTTCAACGGCCGCGCCTACTGGATCACCAATCCGCCGACCGGGCAGCCGTCCGTCGTGTTCTCGGACGTGCTGGTGCCGCTCAACGTCACGAACGCGAACCAGGCGCTCACCTTCGACGACACTGTTCCGCTGAACGCTCTCGGCGGCCTGCCGCTCAACAACCAGCTCGGCGGCATCGTTCAGTCCTTGATCGTGTTCAAGGGCGTGCAGAACATGTATCAGATCACGGGCGACGCGGCGAGCTCGAGCAATCCCCTGACGAAGAACGCCCTCAACGTCGCGACCGGCACGCTCGCGCCGAACTCGATTGCGCCGACGCCGAAGGGTCTCGCCTTCGTCGCGCCGGACGGCCTTCGCTTCATCGACTTCAACGGCAACGTGTCCGACCCGATCGGCGTGGACGGCATGGGCAAGACGCTGCCGTTCATTTACGCCATCACGCCCTCGCGCATCGCGGCGGCCGCCAACGGATCGATCTATCGCGTCAGCGTGCAGGACGGCTCGCTGACCGGGTCGCCCAATGTCGAGTATTGGTACGACATGCCGCGGCAGATATGGTCCGGCGCGCACACTTTCCCGGCCTCCTGCATCGCGCCGTGGAACAACACGTTCGTCGTCGCGCCGATCTCGCCCGCCGGATCGCTCTGGCAGTCGGACTACGCACAGACCTCGACGTCGACCTTCACCGAGAACGGCGTGGCGATGACGTTCGCCTGGACGTCGTGCATGCTGCCGGACACCAACAAGATGGCCGAGTACGCGATGATCCAATCGACCATCTACATGGGCCAGCAGCCGGGCGGCCTCTACAGCTTCTACGCGCTCAATCAGAATGGCGCGGTGCTGCAATCGGCGACGGTGCAGAACACATCGCAGGCGACCCAGTGGGGCGGATTCCAGTGGGGCAGCGGCGTGTGGGGCGGCGCGGCGAGCAACCTGTTTCCGATCCAGATCCCGTGGACGCAGCCCGTCGTGTTCCGGCGCATGCAGATGTCGCTCACCGGATTCTCGGGTGCGGCCGTCCGCGTCGGCACCATGCACCTTCGCTATCAGGAACTCGGTTACCTCCAGCAGACGAACGCAGCATGAGAAAAATCATCCTCAGCCTGATCCTCGCCGCCTTCACGACCGCAGCGCAAGCCGGCGTGCCGTGCTCGGTTCCGTTCCAGTTGCAGAACGGCACCACGGCCGACGCCACGCAGGTCATGGCGAACTACAACGCGCTGATCAGTTGCCTCAGCAACGCGGCGGCGGCCGGCGTCAACAACGACATCACGGCGCTCTCGGCGCTCGCGACGCCGCTGACCCCGGCGCAGGGCGGCTCCGTGACCTACATCGCTGTTGCGCCGGTTGATCCCTCGACCGGCGCGGCCGTGATCCCGACGACCTTGCCGGCGAATTTCGTTCTGCAGCGCGGTGCGCAGGTCGTTTTCATCGTCTCGGCAAACAATACGGGAGCGGTGACGCTCAACGTCGCCGGCACGGGCGTCAAATCGTTCTATCGGCGAAACCAGAACGGCGCGGGGCCGATGGTGGGTGGCGAACTTGTGACGCCGCAAATGGTTGTCGCCGCCTATGACGGGTTCCAGTGGCAACTGGTGTCGTCGCCGCCTGTCCTGATCGGCGAGATTCGCGATTTTGCCGGATCGACGGCGCCGCCCGGATGGCTGTTTGCCGATGGCTCCTGCCAACTGCGCTCGCAATACGTCGAGCTGTTCAATCTGATCGGCGCGACCTACGACCCGACCGGATCGACCTGCGATGTAACGCATTTCGCGCTGCCGGACCTGCGCGGGCGCGTCACGATGGCGCCTGACAATCAGGGCGTGAACGGGGCGGCGAACAGGGTGACGCTCGCAGGTTCGGGCTGCAACGGGACGATCATCGGCGGGGCGGGATGCGGAGCGCAAAATCATACGCAGACGCTCGCCGAATTGGTCTCGCACAATCACGGAATTACGGAGCCGAATGGCGGGACTGGACATAACCACACGTTTAATTCCGGCGGCAGCAGTAACGTCGGCGGACTTCAAGGGACGGGTAGTGGCGCTGTACAGGGGGCCGTGACGGTCAGCAACAGCGTGACCGGCATCACGATCAACAATGCCGGCAGCGGGAGCGCGATGCCGATCCTCAACCCGCTGCAGATCGTCACCAAGATCATCAAGCCGTAGGTCAGGGCCGCGCCAAAGGCGCCATCAGGAGGATTGCGACGAGCGCGAACATGGCGACGGAGGCGATAAAGAGGATGATGATCTGACGGTCTTGCATATGGAGGCACGTAGTCTTGAGTTTCAGTGGCTTACGGGTTAATCTTCAACCGGGACATGAAGACGTCCCTGGAGGGCACCATGCTCAAGCGGTTTTTGGCGGGCCTTGCGGCCCTCGTCTGTGCCGGCGCCATCGCGGCTGCGGGCAACCTTTCCCTGGTTACTGGCGCGCAGGACCCGAGCCAGCTCACCGCCGTCATAAACACCCTGATCCAGTCGATCAACACCTCGTTCGGCCGCATCGGCGTCGGGACCACGGCGGTAGCGACCGGCGCGACCACGGGCGAAACAACGCTGCTCCAGTACACCCTTCCGGGCGGGCTCCTTGCCAACGCGGGCGACTCGATCCGCGTCACCTGCTGGGGCATCACGGCGGGCAATGCCAACAACAAGACGATGAAGCTGTACTTCGGCGGCTCGTCGATCGCGACGCCGACCGCGGCCACCAACAACAAGGGCTGGCGCCTGCAGATGACCGTCATGCGGCGCAGCGCGACCGCGCAGGCGATCGACTCGTGGGGCCTGGTCGACGTCACCCCCGTCACCCCGGCGAACGCGGACGGCGCCGAGACCATGGCGAACTCGCTGCTGGTCAAGTGCACGGGCACCAACGGCACCGCCTCGGCGTCCGACATCACCGCGCAGGGCCTCCTGGTCGAGGCGATCCGATAGGAGACGAGTCGTGTTCTTCGCCGTTGCGCTGCAGTCGATCGAGATCAACGGCGTCCCGATCCGGTTCGAGATCGACGCTGCGGACAGCGCGATCTGCCGGATGACGGTGGGCGAGCACGTCGCCACGTTCCAGCGCAACGGCCCGCTGATCTCGGTCGAGGGGCCCGACACGTCGGCGGTCACCGACGCCGACCCGGCTCCCGCCGAACCCGCACCGCCGCCGGAGTCGCCGGATGGGACGGTGGAGGAGCCGCCCGAGCCGCCACCGCGCCGTCACGGTCGAGCTCGAACAGGAGGATGATCCCTTGGCCTACCATTCCGGCATGAAGAACCGATCACCGTCCGGCCACAACGCGCGGCCGGATACCTCGATCCACCAGCGGGGCATGCACAACCGTTCCCCGTCCGCCGTCGAGCCGAAGCCCAAGGGAGGCTCGGTGAATGCCGAGCCGACCCGCAGCAAGGTCGGCGTGCAGGCCCCCACCATCGGGCCGCGGGTCGCCTGACGGCCCGTTAGGAGGCCGTCATGTCGTGGCTGTCCAACCTGTTCGATCCGCCCGCGGCAAACGTCCCGACGCCGCAGATCAGCTCGTACCAGCCGCAGAACCTCGGCGGGGCGGACGTCGGCGCGTTCCAGGGGATCGGCGGGCTCGGCGGCTTCAACACCTACGCGGGTCTCTATCCGCAGGTCGCCGGCATCTCGCAGGGGCTCGTCAACAACCCCTATGCGGGCGGCTTTCAGGCGGGGGCCGGAACTGCCGGGGCGCTCGGCCAGGCCGGGGCGCTCGGCGCCTTCGGGCAGGGCCAGAACCTCTACGGCCTCGGCGGCGCGGTGGCGAACACGGCGTTCGACCCGCAGTCGGCGCTCTACAATCGCACGGTCCAGCAGTTGCAGGATCAGACGCGGGCCGGCGAGGCGGCCCGCGGCATCGCCAACACCCCCTATGGGGCCGGGCTCGAAAACCAGGCGATGTCCAACTTCAACATCGACTGGCAGAACAACGCCCTGAACCGTCAGATCCAAGGCGCGCAGGCCGCTGGCGGGCTGATCGGGCAGGGGGCGGGTCTCCAGGCCGGTGCGCCGGGAGCCTATCTGCAAGCCTCCGGAATGCCCTACGGCACGTTCCAGGGGATCGGGCAAGGTCAGCTCGGCACGCTCGGCACGCAGGCCGGCTTCGGCGCGCAGGGTGCGCAGATCCCGCAGCAGCAGGTACAGGACTATCTGTCGTACCTCGGCTGGGGCACGGGAGCGCAGAACGCGGCCAATCAGGCGCAGCTCGGCCTCGGGAATTGGGGCCTCAACCAAGCAAATCAGGGCTTCAACCAGCAGCAGACGATGTTCGGTGACATCGGGAAGGTCATCGGGACCGCCCTGCCGTTCATTCTGTAGGAGGGCGGGATGGCATTTTTCTCGCCACTCAGTGCACTCTCGGCGGCCGCGGCCGGCGGCATCAAGGGCTACACCGAGGATGCGCCGAAAATCTACGACCTGATGGGCATGCAGGCGCTCGGCCGCGCGTTCCAGCAGCCGCAGATGCCGCCGACGATCGCGCCCGTGCCCGGCATCGGGCAGCCGGGACCGACGCCGCCCATGCCCGGTCAGCCGAGCGTTCCGGCACAGCCGTCAGGGCCTCCTCCCGGCCCGCAGGTTGCTGCCGGCGGTGGCCTCAGTGGAGGGCTGCCTACGGCCCCTCCCGCTGGCTTGGCAGGTCCGGCGGGAGGGGCACCCATGCCGCCGCAAGCCGCGCCGGGTATGCCGCCTGCTGGCCCGCCCGCCGGACCTGGCGGCCCCGGTGGCGGCGCCCCGATGGGCGGCCAGTTCGACCTGATGACGATTGCGCAGCGCATCCAGAGGGCCAATCCGAACCTGCCGCCGCAGGCGATGTACTCCGCGCTCGCTCGAGCCGCACCGCTGTTGAACGCGCAGGGTCGGCAAGAGCTGCAATTGCTGCGGCAGCAGCTCGCCCAGCAGGGGCTTGAATTGCGCAGCGAGCGGCTGGACCTCGATCGGCAGCGGTTGGATGAACAGCGGCGACAGCAACGCCCGGACGATGAGGGCAGAATCGGCGGGTACACGCCGCAGGCGCTCGAACAGGCGGCCGAGCACTTCATCAACACGGGACAGTATCCGCCAGGGCTTCGCGATCGCGCGGGCGGGAATGCGCTGCGCGCGGCCATTGCCAATCGCGCGGCCGAGATCGTCGACGAGCGCCATATCACGGCGAAGGACGTCGACAAGCGCCGGCAGGAGTTCAAGTCCGAGCAGCTTGCGATCAACCGTTTCATGTCGGGTCCGCAGGGCAACACGATCCGATCGCTCGGCGTCGTGGTCGACCACCTGACGACCATGCGAGAGCTCGCCGTCGCGCTGCAGAACCAAGATGTCCAAGCGTTCAACCGGATCGCAAATGCGTGGGGGCAACAGTT